TTGATAACAAACAGTTGCGGTACAGCTACCAAAATGATGAGTACTTTTATCAGGTGCTCAGGACTGGCCGCGAAAATATAAAATCGGATAGGCTTGATTCCGGGTTGCCCCTTTTCGACAACCATAATTGGGATCAATCGGCCGCAAATACACTTGGGATTACAACCGATTATGAATTTACGGACAAGGGCTTAGTAATCCGCGCAAAGTTGGGCGCACGCGCTGATGAGGCGTTGAGATCAGACATTAAAAATGCAATCGTTAAGAGCGTAAGCATTGAGGGGACTGTTCTTGAGTATGAGATTGAGCGCAAAGAAGGAATGATCCCGGTTTATTATGCAAAAACATGGGAGCCTGAAAGCCTTTCATTTGCTCCTGTACCGCAGGACATTAGCGCACAAATCGAAGTTAAGCGCGCTATTCAAAAGCAAATTGAAAAAAAGAGTGAGAATATTTCAATTGTTGAATCTTTAACATCAAAATTTTGATAAATGAAAAAAACAGATTTTTTAGAAGCAATTAAAAGAAGCATGAAAAAAGACCCATCCGAGCAGGATATGAGCTTTTTGAATGCAATAGCCGACGGACTGGAAAGTGCGATGGAAAAAGATGACATTGCAAGAAAAAAACAAATTGACGACCTGGCCGCCTTGGTTGGATCATTTGACGAAGGCCAAAGCGCAGCCGCCGTTATCAGATCAATTGCCGGACGAGTACAGGAAATTGAGGAGAAGGCTAAACGCGGCCTTAGCGAAAGAGACAAAAACATCCTTCGCAAAAAGTTGGAAGAGAAAAAGGACGAGATCATCCGCGCCCGTAATTCTAACGAAGGGTGGGCGATCGAGTTTAAGGCATCACGCGCTGCATCTGCCTTGATGACAACTGCAACCGCGCTGACAGGTGCTGTTGCAATCAACAATCCGTCTGTGATGGATGACATGGAGGTTACTGTTATCCGCTACCCTCGTAATTTCATAATCGACGCAATCGGAGGCCGTCAAGTTGACAAGGTGCCTGCCGTCCTTCGTTGGAAAGAGCAAGCGGCAGAGAGAGATGGCGTTCCTGGCGTAACAAAAGAGGGGGCTGTTAAGGTTCTTACCGACAAATCATTTGCGTGGAAAATTGCGAATCGCAAGAAATACGCTGGCCGAATCGAGTTTACAGAGGAGTTAGCACAGGATTTCGACCAATTATTCCTACAAATTGTTGACATGTTCGGGGATCAAGTGATCCGCGAGTGGAACAAGGGCGTACAGGCCGATATCGTGGCATGGGCACCCGCTTACACATCAACCGGGTTGGATGGCTATTTCGTGGCTCCTGGTGTTGCTGAAGTTATCAAGGCTGGTAAGTTGCATGTATCAAATGCTAACTACGATGCCGACATGGTGATGATAAACCCTGTTGATGCTGCAAAAGCGATGATTCACCAAACCACCGCCGGAGAAATTACCTATTTGCCAGAGGCTATCGCGTTTGACGGGTTGACACCTTTCATCTCAACTCACGTACCAGCCGGAACCATCTTGGTAGGCACAAGCAATATCGTAAAAGAGCAACACTCTAACTTTATTGCACGTCGTGGTGTTTATGGCGATCAATTCATCGAAAATGAGGAAACCATCATCGGCGAGGTGTTCTCTTTGCTTAAATTGCCTGTTGAGTCTAAAAAAGGTTGGGTTAAACTGACGGTTGCAACTGTGCTAACCGCCCTTACTAAGGAATAATGGCAAAGAAAGCTGCAAAACTAAAAACTGATAATGTGATAAAGGGTGAGCAATCCTCTATCACTAATCAATTGCCTGACATAGTGGAAATTATCGCAACAGGTAAAAGTCCGCATATGAAGGCCGGTGAAGTTTACAGCGTTTCCGGAACATTAGCGCAAACACTGATAAACAAAGGAGCCGCAACATTAAAGCAATAATGATATGAGTCTAATTGATCAAACATATTTCACAAACGAAATTCAAATCCCCAGTTCTAAATATGAAACCATTCAGAGTTTCATTGACCGGTACGAAAAGCAGGTTTTAATTGACCTGTTCGGCTATGGGCTTTACAAGCTGATCAAGGATTACGATCCTTTGACAAGTGAGCAGCGCATAACAGATATAATAAAGGGGAAAGACTTTACATTGAACGGATTTGAAGCGCGTTGGAATGGGTNNGAGGACAAAGTGTCGCTAATTGCTTATTATGTGTACTTCAAATGGGCGTCTGAAAAACAAGTTATTTCAACCAGAGCGGCCGGCGTTAAACCGGCATTGGAGAATGGCGAAAATGTGAGCTATGAACTAAAAGCAATCGCAGCATACAACATGATGATGCAGCTATACGGGTATAGGTCACAAGATAGCAATTATCCGAGCGCGTTCCGGTTCATGACTGAAAATCACAGCATTTACCCAGAGTGGCAATTCACCCCGAAAGGACTTTTAAACATGTTCGCCCTATGATGCCGATTGTTGATATTTTTGCAGATATAGTTGCCGAGGTTCGCAAGGCTTATGATCCTACTAGCCTTGAGCAACCTTACTACATGCACGGCCACCCGGTTGAAATAGCTACAATTTTGAGCGAAAAGGACGCAAGCAATACCTATAAATTTAAGAAATACCCGGTTATTTGCTTGTTTCAAGACTTTGACGAAGATTGGAGCCATTCTAGCGTTGAATGCAAAGGGCTGAATATTGCGATAATAACCGAGACGAAAGCGGAGTACGAGGCGGCCGAAAGGTATCGGGACACGTTCAAAAATGAATTATATCCGCTCTTCAATCTGTTGTTGCAAAAGATAAAAAGCTCAAAGCATTTAAACATGACGGCCGATCAAATTACTTTCGTAAAAACTGACCGGCTATATTGGGGTCGCAATGAGCAATTGATTATCAATGATTTTATTGATGCAATCGAAATCAGCCGCCTTAACCTTATTTTTTCAAATCAATGTCAAATTTAAAACATTACTGATATGTCATTTTATGTACGTTGTTCAACAGATGTGGCCAATACCGGGGT